CTATACTAAACCCGCGATGCGTGAGCGTCTCTTCAAGAAAATCAAAGCCGGGGGTAAGGGAGGCAAACCGGGCCAGTGGTCGGCACGGAAAGCGCAGATGTTGGCGCGAGAATACAAAGCCAAAGGCGGAGGCTATCGCGGCTAATGGCCCTGAAGAAACCACAGAAGTCGCTAAAAAAGTGGACCAAGCAGAAGTGGCGGACAAAGTCGGGCAAACCGTCCACGCAGGGTCCGAAGGCGACCGGGGAGCGTTATCTTCCGGAGAAGGCTATCAAAGCCCTAAGTTCAAAAGAGTACGCCGCAACCTCCAAAGCCAAACGGAAAGGGACAAAGCGCGGAAAGCAGCATGTCCCACAGCCCAAAAAGATTGCAAAGAAAACAAAGCGACATAGAAAATGACCTATATTTTTGTTATTGTAACTATGTATGCAGGTTTAATTCACGAAATTACAACCACTGGATTTCCTAGTGAAAAAACTTGTTACGAATACGCGGCAGGAGCATTAACCGCGTTTAACTCAGTCGGTCATAAAATTCTTGAAGCCGACTGTCACCTTATAGATAAAGGAGCATGACAATGGCTATGAAACCCCGGATGAAAAAGAAGACTATGATGCGTGGCGGCGGTAAGGTAAAACCTCCTAAGAAAATGATGCGTGGAGGCAGACCCGGTGCAAAGAAAAAGACCCGTAAGTGATTACATTAACGACCTTCGTCGATGGACTACTGAAGTTCTGTCGCGGCCATCTGAAGAACTTAGAGGAATGCCTCCGTGCCCGTTCGCGGCGGACGCTTGGGAGGCTGGACATGTCGCTGTCGGTATTTGCGATGGTCTGGACGATGTTACTGACGCTCTTGATTTTTATCCCGCTAGTCGTCGTGACGTATTTATCTGTGTTCTTCCTGATGTTGAAGGACTTACTTCTGAAGAACTGGCCCGTTATGTGGAAGACAAGAACGAAGGTCTGGTGGCAGAAGATATGTGGCTTATGGCGTACCATCCAGATGACGATCCGAACGAATACGGACTAGACTATCTGGACGCTGACTGGGAGCCTATTGTCGAAGAAGACTACGCAATGGTCTTTGTTCAACAACTTTCAAAGTTGACTGCTGCATCCTATAATTTGGAGAAGCAGGGCTACTACGACGAGTGCCCATGGAAGACGTACCGCGATCTCGTCCATCGTCGAACTGAGAAGGCGATTCAGCATGGCAAGTTCAGGCCAGACGACATTTAATCTCGCTATTGACGACGTAATCGAACAGGCCTTCGAGCAGATCGGTGGTCAGCCGATTAGTGGTGAGGAGGCCCGGTCGGCACGTATTGCGTTGAACCTGCTACTGACCGAGTGGCAGAACCGGGGCGTTCTGCTCTGGAAACTGGCTGACACGCCGGTAACTCTTTCTACTGACCAGACATCCTATACGCTCGACACCACAATTATCGACAGTCTTCAGACAACTATTGAAGTTAATAGCAATGATCTGGAGATGAACCGGATCACCTATCAGGACTATATGAAGCTGCCGGACAAGACACAGACCGGTCGTCCGACGCAGTTTGCGTTCCTCCGGGGCAAGGACCGCGTCACCATGTATGTCTGGCCGACGCCGGATCAGACCTATACGATGAACCTTTTGGCAATGACGCGGGTTCAGGATGTTACGTCATCGGCAGTTCAGACCGCCGATCTGCCGTTTCGGTTTTTGCCTCCTCTGGTGGACGGTCTGGCGTACAAGATGTCTACCCGTCGTGTTGGCGTAGACCCGTCACGGATCAGCTTTCTGAAACAGCAATACGAGGAGACATTTGCCTTTGCTCTTGAGGAGGATCGTCAGCGGACGTCTATGTTTATTAGGCCGAGGCTGGGTAGTCTCTGATGGCAACGGGTCGTCGCTCTAATGCTATTTGCGACCGCTGCGGTTTTCGGTGCAAGTACATTGAATTGCGTAACGAAGTAGAGGTTGGTGTCTGGGTCTGCCCAGAATGTTTTGACGGGGCGTACAATAGGGTAAATCATCCGCAGAACATGACGAACGTAGACACAACTGATGATCCGAGTCTTGACCATCCAAGGCCAGATACGGATGCTGACACATCTGCAACTGACGGCTCGTGGACACCAGACGATAGTTCACCGGCATATCATAATGGACAAGTAGACTAATGGCACTGACCTATTCACAGCTACGGACCAACATTATTGAGTCCACCGAAAATGACGGCACAGAGTTTGCCGATCAGATCGACCAGTTCATCGAACGAGCAGAGGCACGGCTGACCATTGACATCGACGATGCAGGTCTGACCCAGCATCAGTATTCACAGCTTGTCGCATCCGACGCATTTCTCGGACTGCCTGACGGATTTACGATTGTCGAGTCTGCAAACATCACAGCCAACGGCACTCGGATCAACCTGCTGAACCGCAACGTAGACTTCATTGCAGACTACTGGCCTGTCCGTACCTCGACCGGTACGCCAAAGTATTACGGCCTCTGGGACGACAACACGATTATCGTAGCACCAACACCTGTCTCTGCATTCAATATTGAACTTGCGTTTGTCAAAGCACCGACGGCCATAACATCGGTCAATCCGACAAACTATTACACGGCAGAAACGCCCAACGCTCTGTTCTATGCGTGTATGGTCGAGGCTGAGTTGTTCAACAAGAACTTCGACGTTGTTAAACTGTGGACCGAACTTTACACTAAAGAAATTGAACTGCTCCGCAATCGTGCCCGTCGTGCCCGTCGTGATGATCTGGAGCCGCATAATCAACAGGCGAACAACGCCAATACGCTTACCGGAGGGCCGTGATGGCTATTACTTCAGGCATTTGTATCAGCTTCAAGAAAGAGATTCTTCTTGGTGAGCATGATCTTGATACGGATACGATTAAACTTGCACTATACACTTCGGCGGCTTCGCTCTCCGACGGCACGACGGCGTATACAACCTCCGGCGAAACTGCCGGTACTGGTTACTCTGCCGGTGGCATAACACTGACCGGCATCGACGTTACCACAGACTCGTCGGTTGCGGTCGTGTCGATTACTGACGCTGTTGTCTCCACGGCAACTATTACCGCCCGTGGTGCCCTGATTTACAACTCGACACAGGCTGACAAGGCCGTCGCGGTCTTTGACTTCGGGGCTGACAAGTCCTCATCGAACGGCAACTTTACCATTCAATTCCCGTCAGCGGCTGCTGCAACAGCGATTATTCGCATCAAATCTTCGTAGGCTTAATCCATGGCACTGGTTCTTAAAGACAGGGTCAAGGAGCAGACTACGACCACAGGTACTGGCACGGTTACCCTTGGCGGTGCGGTTACAGGGTTTGAGGCGTTTTCAGCAGTCGGTGACGGAAATACGACGTACTATGCCATCGTGCATCAATCTGCCGACGAGTGGGAAGTTGGTCTCGGAACGTATACAGCCTCCGGTACGACACTTAGCCGCGACACTATTCTTGAATCGTCTAACTCTGACGCAGCCGTAAACTTCTCGGCTGGTACGAAGGATGTCTTTGTTACGTACCCGTCTGACAAGGCTGTCTATCGTGACGCAGCCGGGGAGGTGTCGGTAACCCGTGCTACGTCTGCCACGTTTGCGGCGTCTGCGACATTCGCTGCATCAGCCACTAATGCGACAACGGCGGTGTCAGCAACTAACGCAACGTCAGCTACGTTTGCTACGTCAGCAACTCGCGCCACGTCAGCGACCTTTGCCACGTCTGCCACCGAAGCAGCAACCGCAATCTTTGCAACGTCAGCCACTAACGCCACGTTTGCTGTTTCAGCCACGCGGTCAACATCTGCTACGTTTGCGGCCTCTGCTACATTTGCAGCATCTGCTACCAATGCTACAACCGCTGTATCTGCAACCAACGCAACATCAGCTACGTTTGCCACATCAGCAACCCGTGCTACCTCTGCAACTTTTGCCACCTCGGCAGATTTTGCGGCGTCGGCCACAAACGCAACAACAGCAATTACAGCTACGTCAGCTACTAACGCAACTTTTGCACTGTCGGCCACGAACGCAAACTTTGCAGCGTCTGCGACAGAAGCTACGACAGCGATCACTGCAACATCAGCTACTAACGCAACTTTTGCAGTATCAGCGACACGCTCTACCTCTGCGACGTTTGCTGCCTCTGCGACGTTCGCAGCCACAGCAACTAACGCAACGAATGCCGTTAATGTAGACGGCGGTACTGTCTCCGCAACAGCCGGTACATTTAATACGTTGATTGCAGTTACTTCTGTGTCGGTTGGCGGAACGGTTACGGTCAACAATAATTTAACTCTTAATGCCCAGTCAGATATTCGCTTTGCTGATGCGGACAGTAGTAATTGGGTAGCATTTCAATCTCCGGCGACCGTTGCAGCCAATGTTACATGGACGCTTCCAGATGCAGATGCTACATCTAGCGGTCAGGCTCTGACCAGTAATGCCTCGGGTGTGTTAAGCTGGGCCAGTACTGGAGGCGGCGGTCTTGTCTTACAGGTCGTTGAAGGCAGTACTTCAACACAGGCAACGACTACAAGTAGTTCGTACGCCGACACAAATTTGAGTGCGTCGATTACACCAAGTTCTACATCAAACAAAGTTCTAGTTCTTGTCTCTCAAAGCATATCAAGCGTTGCTGGTCGTGCCGGAGGCGCGGTTAACATTGTTCGAGACAGCACACAGGTTGCAGAATTTAATCAAATTTCAAACGCAGAAAATCAGATGGGAAATCATTATCTGGCATATTTAGATTCTCCGTCTACTACTTCTTCTGTAACATATAAGTCACAGTTTAAACGCATAGACCAATCAGGTACTCTTCAAGCCCAAAGAAATGATGCTAGTGGAAACGCTACAAGTGTTATTACACTGATAGAAATTTCAGGAGCATAATATGGCTGATATAATAGATGCTCTTCGTAGTCTTTCTCCTGACGCTAATTGGGTAGTGTCTGGCGATGTTATTCGGTGGGATTCGCCGGATATTACACAGCCGACAGAAGAAGAAATTTCTGCTGAAATTACACGACTGACCGAACAAGAACCGTGGGTAAAGTTGCGGGAGGAACGTAATCGACGCTTGTCAGAAACAGATTGGTGGGCGTTAGCTGATCAACCTGCCATGACAACTGCACAAGCAAACTATCGCACAGCCCTGCGAAACCTTCCATCAAACACAACAGACCCAACGAATCCTGTCTGGCCTACTAAGCCTGAATAAATGTTTGGGTTTTCGGCACTTTCTGAAACGCCGTTTTCTACAGAACCGTCATCGTCTGTAACTGTAGTTCTGACCGGACTATCGTTAGACCTTGACGAAGGTCTGGTAACAGTAGTTGCGGAAGCAGTTGCTGCTCTGGTTGGTGAGTCGCTAGACATCGACGAAGGCGCAATTACTGTCATAATTGCTCAGAATATCGTCCTGACTGGCGAGTCTCTGGACATCGATGAAGGGACGCTGTCGGTTGTTATAGAAGCAGCCGTTACCCTGACAGGCGAATCTCTCGACATCGATGAAGGCACTGTTACGGTTGCAGGTACGGCAACAGTCGTTGTGACCGGGGAAGCTGCTGATATAATACTTGGGCAGTACCCTGTCTGGATTGTTGTTCCTGTCGGACCCTCAGATGTCTGGGCAACGGTATCTACTGGTGCATTAGACACGTGGACAACAGTTTCTACCGGGGCGTTAGACACGTGGACAACAGTTTCAACCGGAGCAGCAGATACATGGACGACAGTTCCTGCTGGTTCTGGAAACACATGGACAAACTAAATGGTGTTTGAGAACAACATTCTTGCTGGTGCATCAGGCGTAGAATCTGGTTATGTCATTAACCAGTCTGCGCGATTTAACGATGCAGACAGCCCTGAATTATCCAGAACCTATTCAATATCTGCCCCGTGGACCCTGAGTGTCTGGGTTAAACGATGTGAGTTTGGAAGTGAGAATTTAATTTTAGGGGCCAGTGGTGGGGAAGTTCACTTCAACAGCGACGATACGCTGGAAGCCGAAGGGACAACAACATCCGCCCTATTTCGTGATCCATCTGCTTGGTATCATATACATGTGTCGGATAATGGCCTGTATGTAAATGGAGTTAGCTACGGCTCAGTCACCACCACCGATCTGACGGATCAAACACTATTCGATGACTTTGATGGTTATGTTGCCGAAGTTCATCTTCAATCCGGAACTAACGCCTACACGAATTTTGGGGAAGTAAACAACAGCGGCGTGTGGGTTCCTGTGTCGGCAGCGGCAGGAGACACGTATCTTACATTTTCTAATTCAAGTAATTTTGGTAACAATAGCGGAACTGGAGGAAATTGGACGGCATCAGGCCTGACCTCTGACGATCAGGTGAACGACTCACCTACGTCTAACTACTGTCTCTTGAACACTATTGACCCGCTAACCACCGGCACTTTGTCTGATGGCAACCTTGTTACAACTGGTGATGCTACCGTAACTATTCGTCC